TCAAGTGGGAGGAGTACGTCTCGGTTGGTGTGGGGGATATCATCTCTGCCTCTGTGAGTCAGTTCGGCTACAGCGCGCAAGCTCTCCTAACGTCTCAGATAAGCGTTACGGAGTTCATCGGTAGCACGCTCGCACAAGTCTTCAACGTCGGTACAGCCATCGCCGCAAGCGCCGCCCAGCTCATTTCTGGGCGTCGCCCGACGGTAGTGCGACGAGGCCTGAACGTCCGCGAGATGCCCCCCACACCAGCCGTGACGTATCCCCAGCGGGTGCAACAGGCAGTGGCCGTAGCCGTCGCGGCCATCGAGGAACAACCCGAGCAGGCCGAGAAGATCGTCAACCGGGCCCGGGACAACCTCAAGGCCATTGCCAGCTCGGAGGTCAACTCCACTGCGGCTCGTGCCGGCGAGGTGACGGCTCGGGCGCTGGGCTCACAGGGAGTCGTATGGGTGGCCGAACGGAACGCCTGTGTCCACTGTGTCGCCCTGTCCGGTCAGGTCACGAGGTTCGGTGAGTCGTTCGACGGCTCACGGACGTGGGGCGATAAGCCTTTGGCGTGGGAAGGCTTCAACGGCAAGCCTCCCCGCCACCCTCATTGCCGCTGTCGTCTCGTGCCTTGGGACGGCGGACAGGAAACGCCGGAAGCCCTCAAGCGGGAAGCGGAGCGATCCGTAGCCCGTGGCTGGTCTCTACCCACCGAATCGAATGCGGCTCGCCTGCGGGCCCTAGATAGGCTTCTCCGTGAGCCGGGAACTCGTCTGCCCCCGAGTGTTGTCCGCCGCGCCCGTGCTGCATTGGCCGGTAAGGAATTCCCTGAGGGTAGAGACTTTCCCGGTTAATGCTGTATAGTTCGACCGAGAATTCTGGAGGTAATCGTGGCTCTACCCCCGAAGAAGGCCGACGGCACGACGCCGGGCGGATCCTTCCGCATCAACAACGAGGAAGACCTCAAGAAGGCAATCCTGGCTGCGGGATCGGTCGCGGGCGGCGAGCCCGAGAAGATCCGCGTCCGGAAGCTCATCATCTCCAAGGCTCGCGCGATGGGGAAGGCAAACCTCATCCCGGCCAACTGGCGCCCCGACGGCACCACCAGCTCTTGACCCACACCTAGCGACAACACGAACACGGGAGAGGCTCCATGGCCAAGGAGAACGAGGACACCAAGCCCGAGGGCACCGAGAACGAGGAGCACGAGGACGAAGAGGCCGAACGCCTTCTCTCCGAGGCGGTCAACGGTGGCCGCGGCTCTCAGACCGAAGACGACCGCGAGGACGAGGACGCCGAGGCTGAGGCCGAGGCCGGTGCATCCGACACGGTGCCGCGGGCGGAGCTCCTCAAGGCCATCCGGGCGCGTCAGGCTGCCAAGAAGCGGCTCCGCGAGATGGAAGCGGAGATCCGCGCCGAGAAGGCCAAGAACGAATCCGAGTCCGAGCGGAAGATCCGCGAGGCGCAGGAGAAGGCCCTCGCCGCCGCCACCAGCAAGTACAAGCCGGCGCTCGTCAAGGCCGGCGCCACCGCGGCCCTTCTGGCGGCGGGACCCAAGAGGGGCAAGGACGGCATCCCGCGGCTCCTCAAGCTCATGGACCTAGACGCCATCGACCTCACCGACGACAACGACCTGGAGGGTGTGGACGAGGAAGTCCTCCGCCTCCAGGAGGAGTACCCCGAGCTGTTCAACGACGGCTCCGAGGAGGCCAAGAAGGAGAAGGAGGACGACGAGGAGGACAAGAAGCCGGCCCGTCGTCGCACCACCTCTCGCTCCGTGGACGGCGCCGGCAAGAAGCCGGCACCCAAGAAGCAGACCACCTCGGAGATCATCCTGGCCAAGCTCCGCGGCGAGGCCTGAGAAAGTCACGATTGTGTAACGGAATTGGTCCTGCCGCTTGACTGCCGCTTGACGGCTTTCTAGGAATTCCGTTACCGTTGTGGCAGATGTCGCGGCTTCTGTGACGAAGGTCCTCTCAGAGGATACCAGTTACGGCTTCCGCACAACCCTAAGCCCTCTGGATAGAGGGTGGCGAAGCGTCCGGAGTGACGAACCCCACCTCTCATCCATGAGGGCTTTGTGGTGGTTCCCTCCTTCGCTTCGTGATCGTCTCTCTAACCCCTTGAAGGAGGGTAGACCAACATGGCACGCATGACCTTCGAGGACTGGATCCCCGAGGAGTACGACGGCAAGGTCATCCAGAAGGTCCAGCAGACCTCGGTGATCGAGTCGGAGGCCAACGAGTACCCGATGAGCACCGACACCCGTCACATCCCCCGGTCCGCCGGCGTGGACGTGAACGGCGTGGCGAAGGGTGCCGCGTACGGCGAGGACGAGGGCGTCAACGACGAGGTTCTCCTCAAGGCCAAGAAGGCCGGCCGCGCCATCCGGATCGCCGACGAGGACCTCCAGGACTCCCACATCGGCATCATCGAGCAGAAGCGGGTCGAGTGGGCCTCCTCGTGGGCCAAGTACCTCGACAACGCGGCCCTCGGCGTCACCGCGGCGGAGTCGGGCGTCACCGTCCCCTACACCTCGGTCTACCGCGCGGTCCGCACCACGGACGCCGAGGTCGGCTACCAGGCGGACACCAACTACATCGCCACCGCTGCCGGCGCGGGTGTCTCCTACGACAACCTCTCGGCGCTGCTGGGTCTGGCCGAGACCGGCGACTTCTGGGACGAGTCCAAGGCGCTGGTCATCGCCCACCCGTCGCTGAAGGAAGCCCTCCGCGGCGTCAAGGACGACAACGGCACGCCGATCTTCGTCCGCGGCCAGCAGGGTGACAGCCGTACCCCGGACACCCTGTTCGGCTACCGGATCCGGTACTCGCACGGTGCCAAGACCTCCTCCGTCGCCACGCACACCCCCGACGGCAACCCGCTGGTCATCATCGTGAACCGCGACTTCCTCGCCCTCGGCAAGCGCTCCGGTCCGGAGTCGAAGGTCGCCGGCCCGGACAGCGGTGCCGCGTTCCTCACCGACGAGGCGCTCCTCAAGATGCGCGCTCGCCGCGCCTTCGTCCTCACCCACCCGGCCGCCGCCGCGGTGCTGGAGCTGGTCCCGGCTGCCACGCCGTGACGCTCCACACCCAACACTGACGCCTGAGAGGAGGTGAGCGAGATGGCAGACAAGGACGAGAAGGTCACCTGTCCCGTGTGCGAACACGAGGTCGGTACCAAGGAGGACGGCACCAAGATCAAGGCCCACAAGATCGCTGGACAGCGATGTGACGGGTCGGACCTCGAAGTGCCGACCGACGAGACCGCGAGCAACGGTATCGACAAGGGACAGTCCTACGAGGCGCTGGACGGCCCTCAGGACGACGCACAGGCGACCGACGACTCTACCGACCCGACCGACGAGAACGACGCCCAGACGGACGCACAGAGGCGTGCCTCGCAGGGCGACGGCGGTGAGTTCGTCCACGAGGTCAAGGTCCGCAAGCCGGCCCCGCATCTCGACACCGAGGACCCGGGATGGCACGAGGCCAACGTGAAGATGGCCGAGCGTCGTGCCATCCGCGAGGGCTTCGTCCTGATCCACGAGCCCAAGCACACCGCGACCGACGAGACGGAGACCCACTTCATCGTGCAGTACTCCGCCCCGGTCAAGTAGTCGAGGAGGCCATGTCATGAGCTGGGGCACACCCGAGGAAGCTCGAATCGCCACGGGCGAGGAGATCACTCAGGACCAGCTCAACATGGCCTCTTCGGTTCTGGAGATCTACGTGGGTGTGGTGGACACCGCATCGGCGAAGCTCTCCGGCCGCGACCGACGACTACTCATGAAGGCCGAGGCCTACCAGGCAGCTTGGATGAGCGCCCAGGTGGATCTCTTCGGCCGATCGGATGTTGACCTCGTCGTCCAAGACGGCCTCCAGTACAGCAAGGGAGACCCGGACGCCCACGTCCTGGCCCCTCTGGCGAAGGCCTCGATCATGCGGCTATCGTGGATGCGAACCCGTACGATCGACCCCCTGACGCCGACACAGGCTCTCCTCCTTCGCAAGAAGGTGACCGCGGAGACCAAGGGCCTCATGGACGACGACGAAGACGAGATGGCGGGCGGGTGGACTCCGCTATGAGCACATCCGCCGCCTTCCGTCCCACAACTTACGTGACGATCCTCCGCACGTCGCCGGAGACGCTCACGGACGAGTACGGCGACGAGACGGACAACGAGGTACCAGTTTCGACCAGGAACCCGTTCTCCCTCATCATGCAGTCCAAGCGGCAGTTCTTGCCGTCCGAGGGCCGCACCACCATCGTCCAGACCATTCTCGGACGGTGTCGAGCCGACGTTGACGTAAAGGAAACGGACAGGCTCAAGGACGAGCGTACGGGATTCATCTACATGATTGAGTCCATCGTCCACCCCCAAGACCCGATGGGCGCCGCGGCTAAGAGCTTCATCCTGCGGAGAGTCCAGACCGACAACCTCTAAGCCGACGTAAAGGAGGCGAGGACATGGCAGAAGTAGCCCGTATCAGGGT